ATGAAAAAGTCCATAACTGCTCTGGCCGTATCCGCGACGATCGCTTTCACCGCAACTGTCGCGAACGCTTCCGTACATCCGACCCCGATCAAGGCTCCGCAAACCGTCAATCAGGTGACAGCGTCTACTGCCCCCCCTTTCGGAACCCAAAAAGCAGCGGGCGAAATCCAGATGGCCAGCCTGGCCAGAAGCTGCTCCGATAGCCGATATTCCTGGTGGGAATACAGCGGTTGGGAAATCGTCGGCTGCCTCGTAAGCGGCCAGTGGTAACTCTTCAGGCGTAGCTGGTGCGTGGTTTGCCGAATGAGCACGCACCAGAGCCTGCTACAGACTGCCTCGGGTCAACCCAACACAACTCCTCCTACCCGTTCCATCGGTACATTTTTCAGACGCCAAAAACCACAAACCCCCGACTTTCTTTAGGAAAGTCAGGGGTTTGTGTTTGTAGAATGTGGCGGTGAAGGAGAGATTCGAAAGTGCCCGCACCCTAGATCTCCCGGGCAGCCCCCCGGTTTACAAGGGCTCCAGCGGTGCCAGCAGTGAGAAAACGTTCCCACACCATTCCCATGGCCCTCAACGTACAGCTCTGTACGTGCGCGCATCACACGCATAAGGGGCTGAAATCCAAGGTGTAGGGGGGTAGCAAAAAAAGAGTAACATCAGTAATCCTGACCGAAAAAACCACGCAAGCCGTTGATTTACAAGGCTTCTGGTCTAGCCTCAAAAGGTAATTTTTAAGTAACCTAAGAGTAATCAGATTACCTATTTATAAGGTGATATCTGTCTTTATAAAAACCCTTATATTTCAACAAGTTAATAATTAATTACTCTTCACATTACTCCTGTGTTACTCGTCTTTGTAATCTCTGATGCCTTGATTTACGGGGCCTCCAGAGCAGAACCAGTCCCTGGTTACTGAAATTACTCTTTCTCAGACATCCCCCCTTCCTCCAACAATCTGGAAGCCTCTAAGCCTCGTGAGAAATTCGGCCTCGGTGCAGGGTTCCGCAGGCTTTTGACCTCCCCACAACGCCAAGCAAGCGCCCAGCCTAAGCCGCCGGGAGTGGTCCGCAGGGGCGCAGAAAAAGCGACCCATTTAGCCCGCAGGCGAGGTGGGGGGACGAGGGCGCGCGCCAGGCTTGAGGTGACTTGCCGACCGCAATCCGGCAGGGCAAACTGTTCAGCGCAAGGCTCTATCCTAGACAAAACAACGGTACGAATGCGGCGCCTGCCCCCCCACTTACCCACCTTCGATGACGTCCAGATCAGAGCTGGACAAAAGAGAGCTTGCAAGGTGCTTCAGCACTATCCAATGTATTACAACCCGTGGCGTCAGCTCTGAGGTACACCCTCAGACACAAACGAGCAACTACTTGTGGAGTCAGAACGTGTCCGATATGGATGGGAAACGAAGAGACGCAGGTAAGCTTGATTCCGTGCTAGCAGATGCGCGACTTGCTGTCTCGAACACTGTTTCACGCTGCCGGTTACGCGAGGGGGGCTATTGAAACTCTTCGCCACCTGGGCGTGCTCAGTGCGAAGGAGTTCGGTCTGCTCGAGCAGAAAGTGATGATTACCGAGGCTGATGCCGATATAGAAGCTGCATTGGCGAAAACATGGACGACTAAACCTGCACTAGCGGAAGGACCATGCGATGCCTATTTACACTGACGAAGAGAAAATCAGCGCATTAACAGACGCCAAATTGCAAATCGATAAGTTAGACGGGGCTGAAAATGGATCAATGCTCGCATACTACCAAGGTCGCGCAATTGGATACCTGAAGGCGCTTCAGAAGCAGTCAGCTATCACTAGTGCCGAATTAAACAGCCTGACCTTAATAGCGACTGAGAAGAGTGAAAAACGAAAAGTCGAGCTGAAGACTTCGGGATTACTCACAACTCCAATCCAGGCATAGCAAATCCTATTCCCCAGGTGAACTTCGTTGAAAAAAACAACCCCTAAAAAACCTCGAAGCTGCGGTAGCTGTAGCGCTTGCTGTGTTTCTCTAAGGATAAACACTGCTGAGTTAAAAAAGCCTGCAGACGTAAGCTGCAAGAATTTGGCAGAGCAAGGTGGTTGCACTATTTACGATGAACGGCCTGAGGTTTGCAGAAACTGGCAATGTGGCTGGCTGAGAATCGACAGTTTCAAAGAAAGGCTACGCCCTGATAAATCCAACGTTCTAATAAGAATTGAGCACGACAATGCACACTATTTGGTACTGCAACCAATTGGTAGTCCGGTGGTCAATTTAACCAGCACGGATATTTTGGAGCTGATCGCCAACCACATCCAGCATGGTAAACGCATAGATATCAGCGTGCCTGGCCAACAGGGATACCAAAGCTCTGTCATCACTTTAAATGATGTAATTAATGCAACACACTTGCGAACCGAGCAAACACTCAAAATGGCAGTGATGAATGCCATACAGAAGGCATCCATTGCAAAAACCGAAAGGATTGATTTGTCCTGGCTTGATTAAAGATCTTAATCACCTTGAACACACCGTCTCCCAGAAGCCATAGAAGTGAAGCAATAAAGCCGCCTCAATGGGCGGCTTTATTAAGTAACTCAGTTAGATTTATCGGCCGGTAGTTCGTAAGGGTGGAACCGAATCACCTCTTCCCCTAACCACTCGTTGATCTGCAATAGCCTGGCCTGCTCGGGCTCCAGCTCATTCACCGCCCACACCTGTGTCGCCTCACGCACCGAACCGAAGCCACCAGAGTTCTGCGGTACAACACCCATCAGCTGCGGCGGGATCCGCAGCATGGCCAACTGGTCATCGCGACTGATGTTCTTGATCGCACCGAAGTCGTCCTTCGCCGCCACCTCGCTGATCGGGATGAGCTGGATGCCGTCCTTCTTACCGTTGGGCGCGTACATGAACAGGTTGCGGAAGTTGCCCGGCCCCTTGCTGCTCTTCATCGCCTTGCGTAGATCGTCGACGAAGTCTTCGTTCTGGGCGGCATCGGTCATGTAGAGGATGAACCCCGCGTGACTGCCGTTCTGGTAATACTTGCGCCGGAACAGTGTGGCCGACTCGTTGAGCAGCGCGGCCTGGAGCGCCGGCAACCACTCGGGCAGGCCATAGACCTCCTGGTTGATGTCGGCCACGCGCAGGTGGCAGATGCTGCCGGCGCGGAACTCGTAGTCGTCCCGCCAGCCGCGCACCTGGTAGTACGTCTGCAGATCGGAGCCCCGCCGCATGTACTTTGCCAGACACGGCCTGAGCCCGAGGGTGTCGCGCAGCATGTTGTCGCGTTTTTCCAGGTACAGGTTCCCCGACCAGCCCAGGTCCATGACGATCTGCTCGAAAGCCTGGCGGGTCAGCAGCCTGTGGGGCTTGAACGTCCGGGCCAGGGCGTTGCGCTTGAAGATCAGCCCAGACTGCAGGTAGACGCTCGCCTTCGATGATCGGGCCAGGCCGTCCAGCGAGACCGGCGGCTCGTACCAGCGGCCGTTGTTGTAGCACTCCAGGTAATCCAGGATCTCCCGCCCGTCCAGGACCGGGGTTGGGTCGCCGAAAGTAAAGGCCTCGGCTCGGGCGCCGGGGTTGGCCAGTAGCTCCCCAGCGGGCGCCGGCACGGCGCCGACCTGATCGATGTTGCCCATCAGAAGATCTCCATGATGCGTGTGTTGGTTGCGGTCTGGCCTTCGAGCGGCTCGTTGTGTAGCGCGTGGAAGAGCGCCCAGGCCAAGTCGGCATGTCCGGTCGCCTCGTTGCGGCCCGCTGTGTATGTGAATTGGCGACCGCCGGGGGTGACGGTCTTGCGGATGGCCATGAGCGACTGGGCAATGTCGGTCGCGCCGGCATCGAACTCCAGTCGGCCCTTGCTGATCACGTCCCAGGCCTTCATGACCAGGCGTGTCTTGACTTCCGGGTTGTAACTGAAGGTGCGCAACGCCGGGAAGAACTGGCGCACCAGCTGCGCGACGGCGCTGCCCATGCCCGTGGTGTCGATCCCGATGTACGCGACGTTGTAGCGCTTGGTGATTTGCCGAATGGTCTCGGCCTGCGTGTTGAAGTCCATCCCGCGAAACTGGTGCTTCTCCAGGACGAAGAACTTCCCGCCGGGTACCAGTGGCGGTGCTACCACGACGAGGCCGGCCGAGTCGCCGCTTTCCGCTGGGTCGTAGCCCACCCAAACCGGCCGTTCACCGTAAGGCCGGACGGCGAATGGGCTGTAGCCCGGCCAGTCCCAGCTTTCCACCATGCACGGCTGCAGCATGCTCAGGGGGAAGATGCTCGCGCCGTCGTCCACGAACTGGCACATGAGCAGGTTCTGGAACGCTGCCGCATCGTACTCCAGCCGCAGCTCATCCAGGTCGAACAGGTCGCAGCCCCTGGATTCGGCGTCCATGATCGTGACGATCTGCCGCCAGATCTTGTCCTCGCACAGCCGGCCCTGCTGCAGAGCCTCATGGGTAACATCCAGCTGGATGTGCTGAGCAGAGGGCTTGCCCTTGTTGATCCGCTCGCCGGTCCACCAGGTGTAGGCTGGGTGCGCCATGCTGCTCGGCGTCGAGAAGTAGGTCTTGCGCCATTTCTTGTGCAGCGCCATGCCTGACGCGACTTTGTTGATCTCGGCGAATCCGTGCACCCAGAAGAATTCGTCGAAGTAGAAGTTGCCGGACCTACCCTGGGCGGTACGAAAGTTCGTGCCCAGGAAGTGCAGCTCAGCGTTGTTCCAGAGCACGATGGGGTCGCCAGTGAGCTTGATCCCCAGCACCTCATTGAGAAACGCCTGCATGTAGGTCTTGAACTGGTGCGCCTGGGCCTTACTGGCCGACAGGAAGATCTGGTTGCGGCCGGTCGTGATGGCGTCGATCAGCGCTTCCCGGGCAAAGAAGAACGTGGCACCGATCTGCCGGCTCTTCAGGATCATTCGGGTACGCTGGTTGCCGGCGCGGTACCAGTCGAGCTGATAGTCGAAGCAGCTGTCCCGGAAGGCGTCGACCAACTGCTCGATCTGGTCCTCGTCCAGCTCGTTGCGCTTGGGCTGCTTCTTGGGCCCTTCGTTACGCTTGGCGATGCTCGGGTTGAGATCGGTTTCGGTACCGCCTGCCTGGTACCGCTGAATGCGTGACTGCCGCTCCAGTTGGCGGTGGAGAAGGTCGATTTCCTTGAAGTCGCCGCTGGTCTTGCCGTCCTTGAGGATCAGCTGCACCAGTCGCGCCTCCAGGGCGCCCCCGATTCGCTCGACGTTGTCGGCCCGATCCCATTCATCTCGGGCCTTCCAGCTGTGGACGGTCTTCTCTTTCTCGTCGAGATAATCAGCGATATCGGTGATGCGCCAACCAGTCCAGTACATGAACTTGGCTTGGCGGCGCGGATCCATCGTGGGTTGGGCGGTAGTGTTCATGGCGCCGATGCTGCCGCTCGCGCGCGCGTTCACCCACTGGCGCCCGCTGTAGCGTCCAGACCTACAAGTCCAGCGCGTTGCCGTGGCTCAGCCGGCTGCGGACCATGCCCCTCATCGCAAGGCACAACGCCACCGCACTGAGGACTGCCCACATGGCCGCAAGCAACGCCCCCGCCAAGAACTACCGCTCCGACTGGTTCCGCATCTTCGTCGAGGGCGCAACCACTGACGGCCGCACCATCGAGCGCTCCTGGATCGAGCAGATGGCCGCTACCTACGACCCGAAAACCTACGGCGCCCGCCTCAATTGCGAGCACATTCGCGGCCTGGGCCCGGACAGCCTGTTCGGTTCATTCGGCGATGTGCTGGCCCTGAAGGCCGAAGAGGTCGAGATCAATGGCGAGAAGAAGCTCGGCCTGTACGCGAAGATCGAGCCCACCGCGAGCCTGGTCGAGCTGAACAAGAAAGGCCAGAAGATCTACACCTCGGCAGAGGTGCGACCAAACTTTGCCGAGACTGGCAAGGCTTACTTGGTGGGTTTGGCTGTCACCGACAGCCCGGCCAGCCTAGGTACCGAAGCTCTCAAGTTCAGTGCGCAGAGCGGCTTGGCCGCTCGAAAGCAGCACCAGGACAACCTGTTCAGCGCCGCTGAAGAGGTCTCCCTCAAATTCGAGGAGGTCGTAGAAACCCCGTCCATGTTCGCTGCATTGCGCGACAAGGTCGGTGGCCTCCTCAAGTCGAGCAAGGAAAAGGAAGGCAAGGACGCCGACAACTTCGCCGCCCTGGGCGAGCTGATCGAGCAGATCGCAACCCACGGCGCCGAGCAGGCCGAAGCCTTCACCGCGGAGAAAACCGCCCGCGAGAAGCTCCAGGCCGACCACGACAAGCTGTCGAAGGACTTCAACGAGCTGGTCAAGCGCCTGGGCGACACCGAAGACCACTCCCAGACGCAACGCCCACCAGTGACCGGTGGCGACGGGCAGATCCAGGCCGAGTACTGATCCCCGCAGCCCCACAGACCACCAGTTCGGAGAACTACCATGCAAAAAGCAACACGGCTCGCCTTCAACGGATATCTGGCCAACCAGGCCAAAATCAACGATGTCGGCTCGGTTACCGAGACCTACACCGTGGCGCCGAACCCTGCGCAGAAGCTGGAAACCGCCATCCAGGAATCCAGTGGCTTCCTGAAGAAGATCAACGTCATGGGTGTGGACGAAGCGGAAGGCGAAGCCATCCTGCTTGGCGTGAACGGCCCGACTGCAGGCCGGACCGCGACTGGTTCAGGCAAACGCCGTCAGCCTCGCGACGTAGCAGCGCTCACCGCTGATACCTACGCCTGCAAAAAAACCAACTTCGATACCGCCACCCCCTACGCAAGGCTCGATGCCTGGGCGAAGTTCAAAGACTTCCAGACCCGCTTGTCTGGGTCGATCGCGCAGCAGCAAGGCCTGGACCGCATCATGATCGGCTTCAACGGCACCAGTGCTGCGGCTGACACTGACCTGGCCGCCAACCCGATGCTGCAGGACGTAAACGTCGGCTGGCTGCAGAAGATGCGTGAGCGTGCGCCTGAGCGCGTCATCGACGAGGGGAAAGTAGCCGGGAAGGTGACCATCGGCGCTACCGGCGACTACAAGACCCTCGACGCCCTGGTGTTCGACGCCATTCAGTTGCTCGACCCGTGGCATCGCAAACGTTCCGACCTGGTCGTGATCGTTGACCATGCCCTGCTGCATGAGAAGCAGCTCAAGGCGCTGGAAAACGGAGCAGCTTCCAACCAGGAAGCCAACGCCGCGGACGACATCATCGCCAAAACTCGCCTGGGTGGCCTGCCGATTGAATACGACGCCCCCTTCTTCATCGAAGGTGGTGTCTGGGTAGGGCCTTTGTCCAACCTGTCGATCTACTACCAGAACGAAAAGCGTCGTCGCCATGTGCGCGACGAGCCGGACGCCGACCAGATCGCCGACTACCAGTCCTCGAACGAGGCCTACGTCATTGAAGACTTCGGCGCCTGCGCCCTGGTCGAGAACATCGAGAAGGTCTAACCATGACGCTGACCCTCGCCCAACGTACCCGACTGCGTAAGCTGGCCGCCAAGGAGGCGGCCACCACCGCCCCGGCTGCCATGATGGAAGGCCTGACCAGCTATGAGCTGATGCTCGCCAAGCTGCAGCAGGATCAACTGCGCCTCAAGCAGGTGCAGTCGAAGCAGGCCAAAGCCAGGCTCAAGAACATTCTGTTGCCGGATTACGTCCCGTATGTCGTCGGCATCCTTGAGGCCGGCAAAGGTGCTCATGACGACGTACTGACCACCGTGATGATCTGGCGCTTCGATGCCGGTGATTTCCCGGGCGGCCTGGACATTGCTGAGTATGTGCTGAAGCACAACCTGCCAACCCCGAACCGCTTTGCCCGGACCACCGGCTGCCTGATCGCTGAAGAAGTGGCCACGGCCGCGCTCAACGCTCAGAAGGCTGGCGATGCGTTCCCAGTTGATGACCTGCTCCGCACCGCACTGCTCACGGAAGAGCAAGACATGCCAGATGAAGCCCGCGCCAAGCTCAAGCTGGCACTGGCGCGCGCAACGCTGCAAGGCCTCGACGAGAGCAATCCGGGCCCGCCTGGCCAAGTAGAAGCGGGCATCGAGCTGCTGCAGGACGCTATCAAGCTCGACAATGCCTGTGGCGGAAAGAAAGACCTGGAGCGCGCTGAGCGCCTCCTCAAGAAACTCGCCGGCCCTGCCGGCTAACCGAGCGTCCCACGCAACCCGGCGGCTCGGGACGGATCAGCGGCCATTGGCTCAGCTGTGAAGGCCCGACCACCGCCGACCTTTTCAGGGCACGACCATGAGCGGATTCATTGCCGGCGGCCTGGCTCCGAGCGAATCGGTACCCGGCACACACATCAACAGCAACCCCTTCTGGCCGTCCATCGACCTGGACAAGCTGCGGCAAACCCTGCGCATCGACTCCAGCGTCACGCCGGCTCGTTTGGAAACAGCGGTGATCAACGCCGCCATCAGCGTCAACCGTGAGCTGTCTACCTGGCGAATCAACCAGCAAGCCGCCGGCTTTACCCGCCTGAGCGAAGTACCGGCCGAGCTGGTCGAGGGTGAATCAGTCCAGATCCACCTGTATCACCGCGCCATCGAGGCCGGCGTTGGCGCTGAGGTCTGTGAACGCTACCGCTCCTATGACAGCACCAACACGGGCAACCGCAAGGCCGAAGAACTGGCCCCGAACATCGATGACTACCACCGCGACCAACGCTGGGCCATCCGCGATTTCCTGAGAACCAAGCGCACCACCGTGGAGCTGATCTGATGGCCGTCACCCTTCGCGCCCTGCAAAACGACACCGTCGACGCCCTCTGCTGGCGTCACTACGGCCGCACCGCCGGCGTAACCGAGGCGGTGCTTGAGGCCAACCCCGGGCTGGCGGATCACGGCCCCACCCTGCCACAAGGCCTCGCCGTTCAAATGCCCGAAGCCCAGACCACAGCCCCGCAGCGGCAGATGGTGAACCTATGGGACTGATCCACTTGAGCCGCCTCCTTGAGACCTACCACCCTGGATCCTGGAATGAAGCGAATGCCTGACCGTCCCGACACCTGGGCCTGGCTCGCCGCCTGGCTCGAACAGAACTGGCCGACCCTGTACGCCGGCGTCCTGGCGCTGATCATCGCGGCCCTACGGATCATGTACGGCGGGGGCACCCTACGCCGAGTGCTGATCGAGGCGCCGCTCTGCGGGGCGCTGGCCCTGGCTGCCAGCCACGGCCTGGCGTTGCTCGGCATCCCGGCATCGACCGCCCCATTTTTCGGCGGAGTGATCGGCCTGCTCGGCGTCGAGGGCACCCGCGCCGCAGCCCGCAAGTTTTTCAACCGCAAGGTAGAGCAGCTATGAACACACTCCGGCACGGCGACCGCTCCCAAGCGGTTCGCACTTTGCAGAAGAACCTCAACAGCCACGGGGCCAGCCTGGTGGTGGACGGCGACTACGGCGACGCCACCGAAATGGCCGTGCGCGCCTACCAGCTCAAGGCCGGCCTGGTGGCGGACGGCATCGCCGGCGAGAAAACCCAAACCAGCCTGGCCGGTGGCGATTGCGCTCTGTTGCTAAAGAACGCCGACCTGGTCAGCGCTGCCCAGCGCCTGGATCTGCCCCTCGCCAGTGTCTACGCGGTCAATGAGATCGAATCGAACGGCAAGGGCTTCTTCGCCAACGGCAAGCCGGCGATCCTGTTCGAGCGGCACATCATGTACCGCCAGTTGAAAACGCCACGCCACCCAGGTGACGACCCGGCAGAACTGAAGCGCCACGCCGACGAGCTCGCGGCGCAGTACCCGGCCATCATCAACCCGAACCCCGGTGGCTATGCCGGCGGGCCTGCTGAGCATCAGCGCCTGGCCACGGCACGCCTGATCGATGACACCGCGGCCCTGGAGTCCGCCTCCTGGGGCGCCTTCCAGATCATGGGCTTTCACTGGCAGCGCCTGGGCTATGCCAGCGTGCAGGACTTCGTGACGGCCATAAGCGCGAGCGAGTCCCGCCAGTTCGACGCCTTCGTCCGCTTCATCGAGACCGATCCGGCCCTCCACAAGGCGCTGAAGGCCCGCAAGTGGGCCGACTTCGCCAGGCAGTACAACGGGCCGAACTACCAGCACCTGTACGACACCAAGCTCCAGCGCGCCTACGAGCGGCACAGCGCCTGCAGCTGCGGTCAGGAGGTACCGGCATGATCGATCTCGAAGCGGTGCACAAGCTCAGGGTAGAGGACGGTGACGTCCTGATCGTGCCGGAAAGCGCCAAGGCAGAAGACATGGAGCTGCTGGCCGAGGCGCTGCAATTTGTCGATCCAGGCTGCCGGGCGATTGTGATTCGCGGCCCCCTCGAACACCTGGACGTCGGCGCCATGAACAAACTGGGCTGGTATCGCGCATGACCGGCAAGATCGCTTACCTCGAAATCTCCGGTCGCCAGACAGGGAAGACCACCCGCCTGGTGAAAATCGCAAACGAGCTCACCGCCCAGGGCGAGACGGTGATTTTCGTCACCCTGCAAGCAGAGGATTTACTCGGGCGCCTGCCAGGGGTCGTCGTACTTTCGGACCATCAGGCCCCTCCTGATGACCTCGACCAGGAACAAGCTATCTGGATCTACGACGAGTTCGACTGGCTCAAGTCGGCCAAGGTCCGCAACGGCGGGTACTACGCAACGACGGCGAGCCGAGTCCGCGACCTGAGGATCGATACCCCGGAAACGGATCTGCTGTTGCAACTGATCGAGCTCAACGGCGGCAGCTATCAGGGCCATCTTCTGACACCGGGGGTAATCGATGAGGCCTACTTCAATGAGGCCCGCGCGATCTATACCGACGAGCAATACCGCCAGATGGTCCTGGGGGAGTTCCTCAAATGAGCACCATCCGCCAGATCCTGCTGGGCCTGGCCCTGGTCGGCGTGCTGGGCCTGCTCGCCTGGAATCAGGAACAACGCATCGAGGTTGCCGACAAGAACAGGGAGCAGGCCGAGAAAGACACCCGGGATGCGTTGGCCGCAGCCGGGCGCAGCGAGGGAAAAGCCAACGCCCTGGAGGCTGCTCTTTCCGGCGAACGCGAGGCTCAGGCCCGTTTGCGCACGGAACAGGACCTGCTACGCCAGGGGCTCGCCAAACGACAACTCACCATCGAGGGGCTGAAACGTGAAAACGCTGATCTGCGCGCTTGGGCTGACCAGCCTTTGCCTGATGTTGCTCGCCGGCTGCGCGAGCGCCCCGCCCTCACCGGCGCCGACGCTTATCGTCAGTGGCTGTCCGGCCGTGGTGCCCTGCAGCCTGCCAGCGACCAGCCCCAACAATAACGGCGACCTGATCACCGACCAGGACCGTAGCGAGGCCGCCTGGGCCGAATGCGCGGGCCAGGTCGACATGATTTACCGCTACCAGCAGGCCAAACCATGAACAAACCCGACAGCCTGCGGGCCTTCCTGCTGGAACAGATCCCGGAACTGCGCCACAACCCCGACCGGCTGCTGATCTTCATCGACAACGGCAAGGTCCGCTGCACCGCGGCCAGCAGCCTTTCATTCGAGTACAGCTACGACCTGCAGGTGATCCTGACAGACTTCGCCGGCCATCCGGACAGCGTCATGCTGCCGCTGCTGGAGTGGCTCCGCGTGAACCAGTCCGAGCTACTGGAGAACCTCGACAAGTCCGCAGACGGCATCAAGTTCGAGGCTGACCTCATCGACAAAAGCAAGGTGGACATGAGCCTGACACTTCCCCTCACCGAGCGCGTGGTCGTTCGCACTGATGATGCAGGCAACACCACTATCAGCCACCCAGGTGAACCCCAGCGCAACCCCACCTGGCCCGAGAGTGGCCCGGAATGGATAGTGCCCAATGGCTGATCTTGAAGCGCTGGAGGACTGGGCAGCCGGCCTGCTGGGTCAATTGCAGCCCGCCGCACGCAATCAGCTCGCCCGAAGCATCGGCCAGGCCCTGCGCCGCAGCCAGCAACAACGGATCATTGCCCAGCGCAACCCGGACGGGAGCAAGTACGCACCGCGCAAACAGCGGAACCTGCGGGGCAAGCAAGGACGCATCAAGCGCCAGGTGAAGATGTTCAAGAAGCTGCGCACTGCGAGCTTCTTGAAGGTTCAGGGGGATGGTAATGCGATCAGCGTTGGGTTTACTGGGCGGGTAGCTCGTATTGCCCGTATACACCAGTACGGGCTGCGAGACCGTGCGGAGCGCGGAGCTCCAGAGATAAAGTACGAACAAAGAGAGGTACTAGGCTTCACCAATGAGGATCTTGACCTTGTCCGGGATCAATTACTCACTCACTTCACCTAATACACTGAGACTTCATCACCTTATTTTTTACCGCGTGAAACCGCTTCTATTATTTTCTCAAGAACCTCTAATTCATTTTTTTCGAGTTTTCGTGCCTCAATAATTTCTGTGGATTGATCTTTATTTAAAACCTTGCCATCTGAAAAAAAGAAACCACCTTTAACAAGTTCCAGCGCGTCAAAATCTTTACTCCTCCAAGCCAACAACTGAATTATCGCTAACGTTTCTTCTCTCTTACGTTTAATAGCCTCATAATAACGAAACTCATCCATTGCAGATCGATACTGGCGCAGAAAGAAAAAAGCCACCAGTTCCATAAATAAGAGTATTCCAAACTTTGGAAGCATAACAACAGCTAGATCAAGACCTTGGTAACCAACTGGTATCGAAGTAGCCATATAGAAAAACACAAGCCCTGAAAATGCCACTATCACACCAACTAGCAGATACACACCCGCTCTATTATACAAGCCCTTAGATAGAGCTCGCGAGCTAGTCACATAGCGCGACAAAAGTTCTACAGCAGACAAATTGCACATTTCAACTTCCGCAACTGCACCTGTCAGAACCGAAGCATCGGCCGCCTTAGCTCTTTGATAACTTAAATCAGATTTCTTTGAGCCAAAATTAAACCTACTAGCAAGGCCTCGACGCATTGCCTCCATTGGAAACATGTTAAATATCAAACTAAATACCATTGGAACAACCAAAAAAGCCATGGCAAATAAAACATTATCAAAGCGTTTTAATGCAATTTCACCAGCGCGTAATCCCTGAAGGCTATCCATGAAAGGCTGCACCATGAAAAATATAGCCATCATCGACCAAAAATAAACTTCAGCAGCTTTCTTAGTTCGCTCCCGCTTATTTGCCTCCTCTAGCTCCTGAATAGTAAAAGCATTTTGCTCGAAGAACTCTTTCTCTTTATTTTTTAAATTCTTATCAGCATTAAATTCCATTCAGCCCCTTCCCCTTCGATCAAAGCTTCCATTAACAATAAGACATCATACATTTTCTGACTAAAAAGTAGCTAAGAGCTACCTTTCTAGTCTGTAGTGTAGCGATCCACTGTAAAGTTAACGCCTACAAAGCAAGAGAGCTGCACCTGCACACGCGGAGCGCCACCATCGGCGCCATGAACGATCTAGCCACTCTCGCCCGCCTGATTGAAAACCTCATCCGCTTCGGCGTTGTCGCCGAAGTCCAGATGAAGCCCCCGCGTGTGCAGGTGAAAACCGGTGAACTGACCACCACCTGGCTGCCGTGGCTGGCCCTGCGTGCCGGAACCGACAAGGAATGGGACCCGCCCACCGCCGGCGAGCAGGTCCTGCTGATCAGCCCCTCGGGCCAACTTGGCAACGGCGTGGCGTTAACCGGCCTGTTCAGCGACAGCGCCCCGGCCAACGGTGACCGCGCCGGGCTCCACCGCCGCACCTACAGCGACGGCACCGTGATCGAGTACGACAGCTTCGCCCATCACCTGAACGCCACCCTGACCCCGGGCGGTACCACCAACCTGGTCAGCGACGGCGGCATCACCATCGTCGGCCCAATCACCCACCAGGGCGACTACACCCAGACCGGCAACCAAACCGTCACCGGCAAAGTCACCGTGTCAGATGACGTCGTCGCGGCCGGAATCAGCCTGGTCAAACACCTGCATGGCGGCGTGCTGCTAGGTGGCGCCAAGACGGGAGTACCGGAATGAACAGAGAAACCGGCGCCGCGCTCAGCACCGAAGAACATATCGTCCAGTCCTGCGCCGATATCCTGACCACGCACCTCGGTACCCGGGTGATGCGCCGTGAATACGGCAGCGTCCTGGCCGATCTGGTGGACCACCCGTTCAACGATGCAACCCGCCTGCGCGCCTACGCAGCCACCGTGATGGCCCTGATGCGCTGGGAGCCACGGATCAGCCTGAGCCGGGTGCAATTCCTCGGCGCGACGCTCCAGGGCCAGTCAGTGATGGACATTGAATGCAGCCGCGTTGATACCAACGAGCCGCTGAACCTGAGCGTACCGCTACAACTGGGGGCAAGCGTATGAGCACCTTTGTCGCTATCGACCTGGGCCAGCTGCCCGCGCCGCAGATCGTCGAGCAGATCGATTACGAACAGATCCTCGCCGAACGCAAGGCCTACGCCATCAGCCTCTGGCCCATGGAGGAGCAAGCCGAGATCGCCGCCCGCCTGGCGCTGGAGTCCGAGCCGCTGACCAAGCTACTGCAGGAGAACGCCTACCGGGAAACCATCTGGCGCCAGCGGGTCAACGAGGCCTCTGTCGCCAACATGCTGGCCCTGGCCAAGAACTCCGACCTGGACAACCTGGCGGCAAACTACAACGTCGCTCGTCTAGTGGTGCAGGAAGCCAACACCACGGCCGTGCCACCGATTGCCCGCGTCATGGAGAACGACGACAGCCTCCGCGAGCGTGCCCAGATGGCCTGGGAAGGCCTGAGCACCGCGGGGCCACGCAACAGCTACATCTTTCACGCGCGCTCCGCAGATGGCCAGGTTGCCGACGCCACGGCAGAAAGCCCGGCGCCGGCCGAGGCAGTGATCACTGTGCAATCACTGCTCGGCGACGGTACGGCCTCGCCTGCGCTGCTCACAGCGGTCAAGACCTACCTCAGCGACGACGACCGCCGGCCCGTCGCGGACCGGGTCACCGTCCAGGGCGCCGAGATCATCAATTACCAAGTCAAGGCCACGCTCTACATGCTGAGCAACGGCCCTGAAAACGAGCTGGCCCTCGCCGCCGCCCAAGCCAGCCTCCGGGCATTTGTGCACCAGCGCCGGCGCCTGGGCCTGGAAGTGTCCGAATCGGTTGTGCATGCCCGGCTGCACGTCGAAGGCGTGCGCAAGGTCGTGCTGCAGGACTGGGCGGATATTGTTGCAACTTCCTATCAGGCGCCGTTCTGCACCGCCATCACCCTGGCGCTGGGGGTTGAGTGATGACCGACCAGCCCCTACTGCCGCGCAATTCCACGCCGCTGGAACGTCAGGCCGCCCAGGCCCTGGCCCAGATCCAGCGCGTACCGATTCCACTGCGCCAGCTGTACAACCCGGATCTGTGCCCGGCTCACCTGCTGCCGTACCTGGCCTGGGCCTTCTCTGTCGATCGCTGGTCCAGCCAGTGGACGGAGGCGGCCAAGCGAGCCGCGATCCGTGCGGCGTACTACATCCACTCACGCAAGGGCACCATCGGCGCCCTGCGTCGGGTGGTGGAGCCGCTGGGCTACCTGATTGAAGTTATCGAGTGGTGGCAAAAGGTGCCCAACGGGCCGAGGGCAACCTTTGCGCTCAAGGTCGGTGTGCTCGATACCGGCATCACCGAGGAGATGTATCAGGAGCTGACCTGGCTGATCGACGATGCCAAGCCCCTCACCCGCCACCTGATCGGCCTCGATATCACCCTTGAAACCCGCCTGAACGCATACATCGGCGTCGCCGTTTCGGACGGTGACGAGATCGACGCCTATCCCTGGACCAATCCGGACCTCGACATTGTGATCCAGGGCTACAGCGGCGTCAGCGAATACACCCTCGACGAACTGGACGTGTACCCCCATGGTTAATCAGAACTCCATTTTCGGCGGCATGCTCACCAGCCTCGGCGCCGCCAAGAAAACCAACTGCGACGCCCTGGGCATCCCGTGGGAGCCCAGCTACATGCTCATCGGTGACGCCAATGACACCGACCCAGTACCAAGCCCTGGGCAAACGCAGCTGATCCGCCAGGTCTACCGCGCGCCGCTCAATGCGCTGTACGTCTCGCCGACCGATGACAAGGTGCTGATCGCCGAGCTCGTGCTGCCGCCGGAAGTTGGCGGCTGGTGGATTCGGGAGCTGGCGATCGAGGACAAGGACGGCGTGTTCTGTGCGGTCGCCAACGTGGCCCCCAGCTACAAGCCGCTGCTCGCCCAGGGCTCCGGGCGGAATCAGGTCGTGCGGATGCACATCATCACCAACAGCACGACCAACATTCAGTTGAAGATTGACCCTTCGGTTGTACTGGCAACACGGAAGTATGTGGATGATTCACTTGTAGCAGCCCTTCCGGCGAACAAGATGCCGGGCACTTATCGCCAGGTCACCATTGATAAGCGGGGGATAGTTGTCAGCGGGAGTAACCCGACAACACTGGCTGGGTATGGCATCACTGATGCCTTCACGATGGCTGAGACGAACCAGAAAGTCGCAGATGCGATCAGCGCACTTCGAGGCCCCGTTCCGGTCAGTCTGGATCAACTGAGCAAAATCGCCGCTTCGCTCAACAATGACCCGCAGTTTGCCGCGAACACGCTGTTGGCATTGGCCGGAAAGGCAGCGAAGTCCACCACGCTGAGTGGCTACGGCATTAGCGACAGCTATACCGCACTTCAAGTTAATCAGCTGTTAAGTTCCAAGGTATCTATCGGAGCCTATGGCCTGGGCGGCGCAGCTCCTGACTTCCCCGAAAATGATCTCAATACGAAATGTGAAATTACCTCGTGGTTTCGTACAACTTCCGGCTGTTTGAACTGCCCACCAGGTGCAAACCCTCAGGGCTCTATCGTACGCCACGAAGTTTGGACGCCGGGAGTTGTTCAGCAGACTTTCCGCGAACACATCACGGCTCGCGAGTGGCACCGGGCCAGTAGCTCCTACGCTTTCGGTCCCTGGATCGAGGTAGTCACGAATATGGTGGGAGCAGTGCAGGCCTTTGCGTCGACCATACCGCCGACCGGTTGGCTGGTGGCCGACGGCTCGCAAGTGTTACGCGCCAATTATCCCGCTCTGCTGGCGGCAACAAATGGCGCGTTCGGGTGGGGTAACGGCTCCACCACGTTCAACCTGCCTGACATGCGCGGTGAGGTAATCCGAGGGCTGGACCTGGGACGCGGTATCAACCCTGGGCGGGCGCTTGGCTCCATCGAGCTGGATGCACTGCAGGGTCACGGTCATGCCAATACCAACCAGATCATCGGTATGTCCGGAGGATCAGGGGAATTCCTGTCTCACAACAACGGCATAAGCAGCTCCACCAGCACCACGCGGATCCTGGGGCCTGTGGACCTCGCGGGTTACGGGGCCGTGCGTGTCGCCACTGAAACCCGTATGCGCAACGTGGCAATGCTCTGGTGCATCAAATACTGAGAGTTGAGAGTGAGGTGAACATGCAAACCGATACACCAATTGATCGCACGATCTACCACGTTCACCCTGAAACGGGTGAGCTTCTGGGTGAGGGCGAAGCGCGGCTAGACCCGATAGACGAGAGTTTTCTGCTGATCCCAGCGCATGCCACGCAGGCGAAGCCTCCGGCCGCTGGCAAACATCAGGCGGCCGTCCTGGTGGGCGACGGCTGGCTGTTGAAGCCTGACTATCGCGGCCTGGTCTACTCGACCGCCGACGGAAGTGCCGTGCAGCATTTTGACCTCGGCGACCTGCCCAAGGGCTTCACTCACCTTGCCCCTCCAGGCGAGGACTTCGCGTGGTCCGGTAAGGGGTGGGAACTGGATGAAGAGGCCCGGTCGATTCGTCTGGCTGATGCTGAGCGCGCTTGGCGAAACGGCGAGGTCGACAACGTGAAGTGGATACGGGAACGCCATCGTGACGAGCAGGACCTGCAGAAGCCCACGACGTTAACTGATGCGCAGTTTGCTGAGCTGCTGGGCTATCTGCAGGCACTTCGGGATTGGCCGCAGTCCGAGTCATTCCCTGATGTCTCGCAACGCCCCATGGCGCCATCCTGGATTGCTGACCTGCTCCTGTAGCGAGCCACTCTACAATCCGTCCCGCTAGCCCCAGTCCCGCGCGCGCGGCAGCCTGTGCACTGTCACCCCATTCACTGCGCAGGCAAAACCCATGGCCGATTATCTTCACGGCGTGCGGGTCCTCGAACTCAACGACGGCACCCGCCCCATTCGCACCATCCCCACCGCTGTTATCGGCCTGGTTTGCACTGCCGACGACGCTGATCCGCTGGCATTCCCCCTCGATACCCCGGTCCTGCTGACCAACGTTCAGACCGCGGTCGGTAAAGCCGGCACCAAGGGCACCCTGGGCGCCAGCCTCCAGGCCATCGCTGACCAGACCAAGCCCTACGTCATCGTTGTACGGGTCAAGAGCGGCGAAACCGAAGCCGCGACCACCAGCGCCCTGATCGGCACCACCACCGCCGATGGCAAATACACTGGCATGAAAGCCCTGCTCGCGGCCAAGGCCCGCGTCGGCATGGTGCCGCGCATCCTTGGCGTTCCAGGCCTCGACAGCCTGCCGGTGGCCACCGCCCTGGTCTCGATCGGCCAGCAGTTGCGGGCCTTCTGCTACGTCAGTGCCCGGGACAGCAAGACCAAGGAAGAGGCCGTCGCCTACCGCGAGAACTTCGGCGCCCGCGAAGTCATGGTGATCTGGCCGGACTTCGAACACTGGGACACCACCGCCAACGCGACCACCAAAGCTTCCGCCGTCGCCCGCGCCCTGGGCCTGCGGGCGAAGATCGACCAGGAGGTCGGATGGCACAAGACCCTGTCCAACGTCGCGGTCAACGGCGTCACCGGCATCAGTGCCGACGTGTTCTGGGACCTGCAGAACCCCGCGACCGACGCCAACTACCTCAACTCCAACGAGGTGACCACCCTGATCAACGAGGCCGGCTTCCGCTTCTGGGGCAGCCGGACTTGCAGCGACGATCCGCTGTTCGCCTTCGAGAACTACACCCGCACCGCGCAGATCCTCGCCGACACCATGGCCGAGGCGCACATGTGGGCCGTGGACAGGCCGATGACCCCGTCCCTGGTCAAAGACATCATCAACGGGGTCAACGCCAAGTTCCGCGAGATGGTCACGGCCGGCTACCTGATTGGCGGCAGTTGCTGGTACCAGGAAGACGCCAACGACAAGGACACCCTCAAGGCCGGCAAGCTGTTCCTTGACTACGACTACACGCCGGTACCACCGCTGGAAGACCTCACCCTGCGGCAGCGGATCACCGACCGCTACCTCATGGAATTCGCCAGCAAGATCAACAGCTAACCAGGGGCTCCCCCGCGAAGGGAGTCACCCCGCGCCAGGACACCGGAGAACACCACCATGGCCATGCCTCGCAAACTGAAAAACCTCAACCTGTTCAACGACGGCAACAGCTACCTGGGCGTGGTCAAGTCGGTCACCCTGCCGCCCCTCGGTCGCAAGATGGAAGCCTACCGGGGCGGCGGCATGAACGGCTCGGTCAAGGCTGACCTGGGCTTCTCCGATGACGGCATCCAGTTCGAATGGAAAACCGGCGGCCTGGACCTGATCGCCCTGCGCCAGTTCGGCTCGGTGAATGCCTCCGGGATCATGCTGCGCTTCTCCGGTGCCTTTCAGCAGGACGATACCGGCGACGTCAGCACCGTCGAGGTGGTGGTGCGTGGCCGGCACGAAACCATCGAGATGGGCGATGCCTCCCCCGGCGAAGACACCGAGCACAGCATCACCACCACCTGCAGCTACTACAAGCTGACCGTGGACAACGAAGACATCATCGAAATCGACCTGCTCAACTTCATCGAGAAGGTCAACGGCGTCGACATGCTGGAGAAACAGCGCAACGCCATCGGCATCTGATCCCCTGCCGCTCTCAGCCCGAGAGCGGATAGCACTGCAATCTGGAGCACTCAATGAACACCGACGACAACACTCAAGCCCCTGCCGAAGTCGAAGACAACACTGTAGTCCTCGACACCCCGATCACCCGGGGCAAGACCACCATCGACATGATCACCCTGCGCAAACCCCAAGCCGGCGAGTTGCGCGGCGTGCACCTGGTCGAACTGCTGAACATGGACGTTGCCACCCTGATCAAGATTCTGCCGCGTATCAGCAACCCAGGCATCACAGCCCCGGAAGCCGCAGCCATGGACCCTGCCGACCTGCTGGCCTGTGGCAGCAAGATCTCCGGTTTTTTGTTGCAGAAGTCGGTGAAGACGGAAGTATCCCTCGTTGCGTAGAGGACGCCATGGCCGATCTGGCCGTGGTTTTTCACTGGGCGCCGGCTGACATGGACCAGCTGGGCCTGCAGGAACTGATGGACTGGCGCGAGCGCGCCAGGGTGCGGAGCTCCACCGATGGCGAATGACCTCAAACTTCAGGTGCTACTGAACGCCATCGACAGGGCTACCGGCCCCCTGAAGTCGATCAACAAGAGCAGCATCGGCGCTGCCCGGGCATTGAAGGATGCCCGGGACAACCTCAAGCAGCTCAACGCGCAACAGAAAGACATCAGCGCCTGGCGCACCCAACGCGCCGCTGCCGAGCAGACCGAGCAGGCTCTCGGCGCCGCCCGTGATCGCGTGCGAGCGCTCAGCCAGCAATTCGCCGCCACCGGTGCTCCGACCCAGGCCATGACCCGGGACATGCGTTCAGCGATCCGAGAGGCGCAGCGGCTCAAGCAACAGCACCAGCAACAGGGCGAGCAGCTCCAGGGCTTGCGCACGAAGCTCTACGACGCCGGCATCAGCACCCGCAACCTAGGACAGGCCGAGCGTGACCTGCGCAGCAAAATCACCCAGACCAACCAGACCATAGGGCAGCAGGAAGCCAAGCTCAGGCGTCTGGCTGGGCAGCAAAGACAGCTCGCCAACGCGAAAAGGAGTTACGAGAAGGCCCAGAGCGTATCTGGAGGAATGGCTGCAAGCGGTGCCGCTGGGCTTGGCGCCGGCTACGCCCTGAGCCGGCCGCTGAAGGCGGCAGTAGACGCCTTTGCCCCCGCAGAGAACGCCGCGACCCAGCTGAAGGTGTCGATGATGGCGCCGGACGGCTCCATTGCTGCCGAATTCGAAAAAATGACGGCCCTGGCCACGCAGCTCGGTGACCGCCTGCCCGGCACCACTGCCGACTTCCAGGAAATGATGACGATGCTCCGGCGCCAGGGGCTCACGGCGACCAACATCCTCGGCGGTACCGGCGAGGCCGCCGCGTACCTGGGCGTTCAATTGCAGATGCCAGTGACCGCCGCCGCGGAGTTCGCGGCAAAAATGCAGGACGCCACCCGGACCACCGAAGGCGACATGATGGCGCTGATGGACACGATTCAGCGCACCTACTACCTGGGCGTCGACAGCGGCAACATGCTGCAGGGCTTCAGCAAGATCTCCCCGGTAATGGACATCATCAAGAAACAGGGCCTGGAAGCGAGCAAGGTTCTCACTCCCCTGCTGGTGATGATGGATCAGGCCGGTATGGAAGGCGGCGCGGCGGGTAACGCCTACCGGAAGATTTTCCAGGGCGCGATGGCCAACGCAAAAATCCAGAAGTCACTGGATGACCTGAAGGCCGAACGCGGGATCTCGCTAAAGCTCGACTTCACAGACGGCAAAGGCGAGTTCGGCGGCATCGAGAAGATGTACGCCCAGCTGGAGAAGCTCAAGGGCCTGAACACCGAGGTTCGCCTCGACCTGATCAAAAGCATGTTCGGCGACGACAGCGAGACCCTGACCACCCTCAACACCATGATGGCCAAGGGCATTGCCGGCTATCGCGAAGTCGAAGGCAAGATGCAGACCCAGGCCGACCTGCGGACCCGGGTGAACGTGCAACTGTCGACGCTGGCAAACGTTCTGGAAGCCGCCGAGGGCAGCTGGACCAACGCCATGGCCGACGTTGGCAACGTAATGGCCCCAGAACTGAAGGAGCTCATCCAGTCGCTGGGAGAAGTGGCAAACCTTGTGGGCGCCTGGGTGAAGGCCAACCCCGAGTTGACCCGCCAGATCGCCAAGACCGTCGCCGGCATCGCCTTACTGATGACCATCATGGGCGGTCTCAGCATCGGCTTGGCAAGCATGATTGGTCCATTCGCGATGGTGCGCTACGCCCTGACCTTGTTCGGCATCAAGGGCAGCGGCGCTCTAGGCCTGATTGGCCAGGGTATCCGCGTACTGGCCATGGCCCTGGGCGGCCCGCTGATCGCGGCTCTGCGCACGGTCAGCATCGCTATGTGGGGGCTCGCGGCCAACCCGGTGGTACTGGCAATCGCTGCCGTCGTGGCAGTCCTCGCCGGTGCCGCCTACCTGATCTACAAGAACTGGGATGCGGTGAAGGCCTATGTCATCAGCCTCTGGAACGAGATCAAAGCCGGGTTCGACAGTGGCATTGGCGGCATCTTGACCATCCTGGCCAACTTCAGCCCCATCGGGATCATCTACCGGGCATTCGCCGAGGTCCTGAACTACCTGGGCCTCGATCTCCCGACCAAGTTCACCGAGTTCGGCAACATGATCGTCAATGGCCTGGTGAACGGCCTCCTCGCCGGCATGGGCAAGGTGAAGGAGACCATCACCGCGATCGGCGACTCAACCATTGGTTGGTTCAAGGAAAAGCTCGACATCCACAGCCCATCGAGGGTGTTTGCCGAACTCGGCGGTTTCACCATGGAGGGGCTGACACAAGGATTGCAGGCCGGCCAGAAAGGCCCGCTGAACGCGGTGAACAACCTCGGCCAGCAACTCACCACGGCGGGCAGCATGGGCCTGGGCGTTGCTGCCATGCCCGGCCTCTCGGTCGATACCCGCGCTCCCATCAGTCCAGCCACTGCGACCACCTACGACAGCCACGACACCTACGAAATCAACATCCACCCCACGCCAGGCATGGATGCCTTGGCAATCGGCCGCGCCGTGCGGGCAGAACTTGCGCGCATTGAAAGCGAAAAAGGCGCCCGCAAGCGCAGCCAACTGTCCGACCTGGAGTAAATCGCCATGATGATGGCCTTGGGCATGTTCGTCTTCAGCCTTTCCACAGCCGCTTACCAGGAGCTGCAACGACAGACTGAGTGGCGGCACGTCAGCAATACCCGTATCGGCGCCGCTCCAGCAAGGCAGTTTGTGGGCCGAGGCGACGACTCGATCACCTTGCCGGGCCTTATCCTCCCCGAGTTGGCCGGATCCGTACTGAGCCTCGACACCCTGCGGCTGATGGCGAACACCGGTAAGGCCTGGCCCATGGTCGAAGGCAGCGGCCGGATCTACGGTTTGTGGGTGATCGAGAGCCTGAGCGAGACCAAAACGGTGTTTTTCCGTGACGGCACACCGCGGCGCCTAGAGTTCACGCTCAATCTCAAGCGCATCGATGACGACCGGATAGACCTGATCGGCGCCGCCGGCAGCACTGGCGTGAGTATCTTGAGGATGCTGCTGTGATCGATGCCGCCCTCGCCCGCGTCACGGGCTTTATCGAAGACACTGCCGACCGGTACCGCCGCGACGCCGCCTACGCTATCCCGGCCTTCCGCATCACAGTCGACGGCAACGATATCGCCCAACTCATCAGCCCGCGCCTGATGAGCCTGCAACTGACCGACAACCGCGGCATTGAAGCCGATCAGCTCAGCATCACCCTGAGCGATCATGACGGGCTGCTGGCCATCCCGCCTAAGGGAGCCGTGGTCAGGCTTTGGCTGGGCTGGAGTGATACTGGCCTGGTGGACAAAGGCACCTACACCGTCGACGAGACCGAGCACAGCGGCGCTCCGGACGTGCTCAGCATCCGGGCGCGCTCGGCCGATCTGCGCAAAGGGCTGAAAACCAAACGCGAGCGGAGCTGGAGCAACACCACCCTTGGCGATGTCCTGGGCGATATCGCCATCGGTAACGGTTTGACCGCCACCATTGCCGGCGCCCTGGACGGCCTGCCCATCCTGCAGTTGGACCAGGCCAACGAATCGGACGCCAACCTGATCAGCCGAGTCGGTGAAGAGTTCGACGCCGTGGTCACCGTCAAGGCTGGCTGCCTGCTGTGCATTCCGGCCGGTGTCGGCAAGACCGCCAGCGGCATGGAGCTCCCGCACATCACCCTCACCCGTGCCGACGGTGACCAGCACCGCTATCTGCAGGCCGACCGCGACAGCTACGACGGCGTGCGTGCCTACTTCTACGACGTGAACAGTGCCAAGAAACAAGAGGCGATCGCCGGCGGCGGCGACAACCTCAAGGACCTGCGTCACACCTTCAGCGACCGCCAGTCAGCACTGCGAGCCGCCCGGGCCGAATTCAACCGCCTGCAGCGTGGCAGCGCCACCCTGAGCTACACCTTGGCCGTGGGCCGGCCGGATCTGATCCCCGAACTGACCTATACCCTGGAAGGCGTGAAGCCCGAGATCGACGCAATTATCTGGTATGGCGGCAACGTACAGCACAGCCTCAGCGCCGACAGCGGCTACACCGTCAGCCTGGAGCTGGAAAGCAAGTTGCCCGAGGACACCGTCGAAGGGTTGGCCGAGGAGAACAAAGGGGATTACACAGGGATCATCGCCTACTACCGTGACAAGAAGACCGGTAAAGAGAAGACCATCACGGCAGGGGATCAGAGCAAGCCACGGCGGCTGAGGTGGTTGTATGCGAGCAAGACGACAGCGAAGCGGGCTGTCGATCGGGAATGGAAGAAGATGCAGGCGGAAACAGCATAGCCCCTCCTGCTTAAACAAAGGACCCGGCGCAAAGCCGGGCTCTTCGATGGGTATAGGCGACGGTTTTATCCAAAGCCTTTCGCTATTGTGCAGATCGGAAACTCACACCACAGGTGCTATGACTTCATAAAATCCTGTGCTTTCTTCACCGCATCATCTTTTTTTGTACGCTCCTGATCTTCTTTTTCCAACCGATCTAGAATCTCATTAACTTCTTTTGTCGTAACAGGGTGTAACGTTGCTTCCCAGCGAGTTATAACGATTTCCACATTAACCCCGCGCTTATAGTAAGTATAGTACCGACGAGACAGCTCCACCCAACCATCTAGCTTTAACTTTTCTTGAAACTCCTTTTCCTCTTTACTATCAAACTTTAAAGATATAGAACCATATGAAAGTTTTTCTATTGGTACACCACTCAACTTACTTTTATCAGTGGTGGTACTTTCACCCGAAAAATTTGCCTCATCATTCAGTTTGACTTCCGCGCTCTTCAGCCGAACTCCGTAGATCTCGCCAGGAGTCTCACGCTTACATATGTATCCTGCATAAACTGAGAATTCACAATTTTTGAAGCCGGTTTTTTTTGCATCCAATGCTGTACCGGGCAAAACTAGACCTTGAAACTCATAAGAATCGTAAATTCTCGGTTTCATATCCGGCTGAGCCAGTACTTGCATGGAAACACCAAAACAGACAAGAGCCGCACAAACAATTTGCTTCATCGACATTACTCTCTCCATTTAACGACGGCACTTGTCCTAGAAGTAATAAGCACCGCCTCAGCGTATTTTTTTACTTGTTACCCAAAAGGACATTCAGAAAACGAATAATGTCTTCTTGAGCCACCTCATCAAGCAGTCTGAACAGCTGCAAGACCATCCGCTCACGCTCATTCAGTCCAGCCAACTCAATCGGCTGAGGCAGATCGCTTCGCAGCTCATTTTTCACCAACATGCATCACTCCATTTCACACGTTCGGGTACCCGACACCTAAATCGGTGCCAAACAAAGCACCCGGGGAATGAGCGATTTTCAGCATGTTTCGGCGTGTAACCAGCCTACGAAAGGGGTTTTCTTTGCGAGGTTATGCGCCAGTGCAGAGGGCTTGCGCACGTTGAACGATATCGCTGTAGTCCATCTTGATGGATGGCATCGTCGGGTTGGGTTTGGTGATCTCCTGGCCATCCGCCCAACCACGCTCTTTCGCCTGACTGCGGGCGCTGCCACTCAGCGCGTAAACCGTTCCATTAGATGCTCTTGCCAAGGCTTTCGGTGATGGGCCGTCGCACAGAAGATCAACACTATCTACGGTGAACGGCCAAGCATCGCCGTACTCCTCGCTTGAAATCTTCTGACTTTTTTCTTCGGCACCACAGCCCCCTAGAGCAAGCAGTGTAGAAACCAGTACCGATACACAAATCCGTTTTGACACAGCCCTACTCCCTATTTTTTATCAGTGAAAGCCCTAAGTAGGCGCATTACGGCGCCTTTGTCCTCGTCACCCAACGACCGTACGTGCTGCACGATTTCCAGGTCATCTTGCGATAGCGAACTTTCGTCCATAGAGACACGCTGGCCAGTCACGACGTACAGCACATCTACACCCTGATCAGCCACTGCTGCCAGGTAACAGGCATCCGGGCTACGGTCGCCCTTCTCATAGTTGTACTGGCTGTTTTTCGAGGCACCAGCCTTTGCCGCGAATTCGGTCTGGTTGAAGCCCAGCCGCTCGCGCTCTTCTTTTAGGCGATCACCAATTCCCACAAATGTCTCCATCCCGAATTGACATTCCCACAATCATGGGAAATACTTCGCCTGTCATCACACGAAATCACACGAAACGAGACTATGCCGAACGGATACCCCACGGAGCAAGCGTGCAAGGAAGCCCGCGAGAGGCTCGCGCATCAAGGTCTGTCAGCCAAGGACTGGGCCGATCAGCACAACCTCACCCCATCCACGGTGTATGCCGTGTTGAACGGACAGAAGAAATGCCTACGCGGAGAGTCTCACCGCGCCGCGGTACTACTCGGAATCAAAGACGGCGTCGTCACAAACTAGGCCCGTTGGCTCAGGGAGAAAACCAGAAGATGAAACGCCCGGTTCTAGTAACCAAACGGCAGGTGATGAGCGCGGTGATCTGCGATTACCCAGGTGGTCGTGAGTGTGCAGCCGCACGTCTCGGCTACGAACTTAAGAAATTCGACAACCACGTTTACGAGAACGCCGGCAGTCGGCCGCTCAGCGATGAACAGATCCACCTGCTGGAACAGGACTCCCGCACTACTCATTTACCCGAGTACATCGCCAGCCTCTACGGTGGAATGTTTGTGCCCCTGGCCAAACCCGAAACTCTGGACAACGTCGATCTCTACAGCCGCTCGGTGAATGCTGCAGCCAAACGAGGTTATGTCGACCAGATCATCGCCAAGGCCCTGAACGACGGCGTTATAGAGCCTGGAGAAGCCGAGGCCATCCTCGCCGCACATCATCGCTACATGTCGGCACGACATTCCGAGGTGCTGGCCACGATCCTACTGCACAGCAAGGAGCGCCAGCATTGAGCACCTACAAACTGGTCTGCCCCCACTGCCTCAGCCGCATGCGCATCCGCACCAGCGAGGGCACCCACATTTTCCTGCGGGTGGCCTACCTGCAGTGCACCAACGAGGCTTGTGGCTGGTCAGTACGTGCTGAATTCGAAATGACCCACGAGATGAGCCCCAGCGGCATGGCTAACCCATCCGTGCGCCTTCCCATCGCCGACATCGCCCTACGCCGCGCGGCAATGAAGACCGCCAACGATCAACCCGATCTGCTCGACCAAATGGAAATGGAGTGTGCGCCATGAATCACGAACACCTGCCCCATGACTACCGCAGCAGCATGCAACGGGCTGCATTTGCCTATCTGCAACGGCATGAAGCTCAGTATCTGGTGGATTCCGACATGCTCTACGACAACTGTGTCAGACACCTGACGACCGCCCTGGAAGTGCCGGTATTCATGGCTGAACAGCTGGTGCATAACGCCTGGACCGAGCTTCAGGTGATCAAGCAGCGCAAATGGATTGGTATCGATTGGGGCTCCAGTCCTGGCTGCAAGGTCGTGCATCTGATCGATACCCGAGCCGATCTGCGCTACCCAGTACCGGCAAGGCTTCTGCCACAGACTCTGCTCACCCAGCGCGACTCTGCTCTCAAGCAACACCCTCGATAACCCCCTTTTAAAACACCCCGCCCTGCCCCGTTTCCCGTGGGTTTGGGTGAGCTTTGCCCGAAATCTTAGGTGGACCATGGAAATCGACATCGCCATCACCGCAAAACTGCCCCGCGAACAGGCCGAAGCCCTGCTTCAAGCACTCCGGGCTGACTACAGCGCCCAGTTCAACGAGCACTGGTATGACGATCGCTTTCGCATGATCCCCGAAGGCCTCCGGCACGGTTCGCTGCTCGTGGCCTTTCCGGTCATGGCTGCGCAAAAACGCCTGATTGGCGCCCTGAAACATAGTCTCGACGAAGCGAAGTAAGCCACGATGGAAATGGAACATAGGCTGCGAGCCGAAGTCATCCAACGCATTGAGCGGGATTACCAGCTCAAGCACATGCCCGGCACCAACTACATGCGCAAGGGTGTTTGCCCTGCGCCAAGTTGCGGCCAGAAGACCCTGTACACCTTCTACGATTCGCCCTGGACGTTGATTTGCGGACGACCAGAAAAGTGCGACCACCGCGTCCACGTAAAGGACATCTACGACGATCTGTTCAACGACTGGAGCAAGACCGCTCCGTCGACGCCAGACAACCCGCTCGCCACGGCGCGTGCCTACCTTGAGTTTGCGCGGGGCTTTAAGTTTGAGCTGATCGCCGGTTGGTTCACCCAGGAAAACTACTGGGACAGCCGCCTCAACATCGGCAGCGCCACAGTGCGTTTCCCACTGGAGAAAGGCGGCTACTGGGAGCGCCTGATCGATCGGCCTGAACGATTCGGCAAGATGAAGGCGCGCTTCCGCCCCACCGGCGAAGGCCAGCCAGGTTACAAAGGCGTCTGGTGGTGCCCACCAAGCCTGGATCTGCTGGAGGTCGACGAGCTCTGGGTTAACGAAGGGATCTTTGACGCCATTGCCCTGGGCCACAACGACATCTCGGCCGTTTCCATGATGTCCAGCGCCCCCTGCCCTATCGATTCCCTCAAAGCATTGGTCAAACTGCGCCGCGACGCTGACAGACCCCTTCCGCGCCTGGTGTGGGCACTCGATAACGAGCCAGTCGCCAAGGCCAACATGCGCCGTTGGGCGAAGGAAGCACGCGACCTAGGTTTTACCTGCAAGGCAGCAGTGATCCCCCAGCCCAATGGCAAAAAAGTCGATTGGAACGACCTGCACCTGCGCTGGAAGTCTATCGAGGGTGAGGACGAACGAGCCGAACGCATCCAGCAAGACCTGGAAGAGGCCCTTCACCAGGGCGACCTGCTGCTTGCCGATTCAGCTGAAGAAAAGGGCTTTCTGATCTACCTGCACGGCGAACGTAAGGAATTCCACTTTTCGTTCCGCAAGCGCCTGTACTGGTTTCAGCTAGACCTTGATCGGTACGACCGCGCCATGAGCGATCTGGAGAGTTCAAATAACCATGAAGATCAGTTGCTCAATGAGAAACAGCGCCGCTACAAAGCGTTGCGTCAATCTGGCTCTGTAACCAACATCGCCAACTGCAATTTCCAAGCGCTGTACTACATGCGCAACGACCTGACAGATGAGGCCTGGTACTACTTCCGCATCGAGCGCCCTCAAGGGCCAGTCATCAAAAGCACCTTCACGGCCAAGCAGCTCACCTCGGCGCCCGAGTTCGCCAATCGCCTGCTCAACGTCTCCAACGGTGCAATGTTCGAGGGCAGCGCCCAACAGCTGAAACGGATTCTCGCGCCCCAGCTCGATTGCCTGAAAACCGTGAACACCATCGAATGGATCGGCTACAGCCGCGAGCATGGTGCCTACGTCTTCAACGACCTCGCCTTCTTCGGCGGGAAGATCCAGATGCGCAACAAGGAAGACTTTTTCGACCTCGGAAAACTGAGCATCAAGTCACAGAGCCAGTCGCCGGTACTGCACATCAATACCGACCTCAATGCCTACAACGAAGGTTGGTTCGATATCTACTGGCGCTGCTTTGGCGTGCAGGGCTTGGTAGTGCTGGCCTGGTGGCTGGGCGCCTTGCACGCCGAGCAGATCCGCCAGATCCACAAATCACTGATGTTCCTGGAGCTGGTAGGGGAAGCCGGCTCGGGTAAAACCACCCTGGTGGAGCTGTTGTGGAAACTGGTCGGCCGTACCGACTACGAAGGTTTCGACCCATCCAAAGCGACTGCCGCCAGCCGTGCGCGCAACTTCTCGCAGGTCAGCAACCTGCCGGTAGTGCTGATTGAGTCGGAGCGTGAGCAAAAGGAAGGCCAGCCGGTGAAGCACTTCGACTGGGACGAACTGAAAACCGCCTACAACGGCCGCAGTGTTCGCTCTACCGGCGTCAAGAACAACGGCAACGACACTCACGAACCGCCCTTCCGCGCCGCCCTGCTGATCGCGCAGAACAATCCGGTGAACGCCTCGGAGCCAATCCTGCAGCGACTCTGCCACGTCCACCTGACCCGGGAGCACCACACCCCGGAAACCAAGCAGTTCGCCGAGCAACTGGAGCGCATGCCGATGGAAAACATCAGCGGTTTCCTGATCAAGGCACTGCAACGCGAAGCCAACACCATGCGCCTGATGGAGGAAAACACCTCCGGCTACGAGCAGGAACTGCTGGCCCAGCCCGGCGTGCGTACCGTTCGTATAGCAAAGAACCATGCCCAACTGCGCAGCCTGGTGGATGCCTTGGCAGACGTGGTGCCCCTCGGCGAACACCGGAAGGCCCTAGCACACGCCGAGGTCAACCGCATGGCCCTGGAGCGCCAACAGGCCATCAACGCCGATCACCCGACCGTGCGCGAATTCTGGGACCTGTACGACTTCCTCAACGGCATGGATGAGAAAGGCGCGCTCAACCATGCGCGCAAGGACGGGTTAATCGCCGTGAACCTCAATGAATTCGTCGAGATGGCTGCCAACAAACGCCAGCAAGTGCCTGCGCTCAGCGATCTGAAGCGCCTGCTGAAGACGAGCAAGTCACCCAAGTTTCTGGAGTCGAACAAGGGCGTCAACTCAGCCCGGTTGCTGGACGCGTTCGACAAACCGAAAACCATTCGCTGCTGGGTATTCCAGCCCTGAACCCCATCACCGAAGCGCTGCAACGCTTCGGCACCCCAAAGGAGAAGCACCATGCAAAACGAAAACGAACCGACCTTGAGTGACAACGTAATCACGTTGACCTGCAGCGCCGCGGCGCTGGCTGTCCTGATCGTCCTGGGCAACCTCGCGCCGGACGTACTGCTGGCCATCGTCCGCTAACCCAACCGCCCAGGTGCTGCAACGCCTGGGCAACCCCAAAGGAGAAGCACCATGCATATCAAGGTCATCAAAGGCGCCAGGGAAACGGGAAAGACCCGCCAACTAAGGCAGATCGAGGAGCAGCGAAACGCGCAAGGAAAGCCCACCAGCATCATCCACGCGGATGCATACGCCCAAGAGGGCCTGCTTTCGATCATGGAAGTAAGGATTGAGCGCGGAGAACGCACATTGCTCGTGGATGACTGCACCCGCCAGCAAATCGACGAAGTATTGAAGTGGCAGACAGCTCACGACGAGAACGATGGTTTGAAGGACCTGGAAATTTTCCTGGTTCGCATCGCCGGCTGAATTGTTCCGAAAGAGTGGTGCCGAGGGACTGCAATCCCTCGACACCGACCACCCCAAAGGAGAAGCACCATGCAAGTGAATCAACCCCAAGGCGGCACCGCAGAGGCTACCACAACCCCACTCGCTGTCGGCGACAAGGTCAGCTACGTCGCAATCAGCGGCGGCGGCCGCAGCTACCGTTTTAGCGCGCGCAACGGCGTTATCGTCGAGATCAACGGCAACGTCGCGACCTTGCGCGCAGCCAACGGCCGTCGCATTACCCACCCGCTCGACAAGCTGACACCAGACGGTCAACCGAACGCGCTCACCCGCATGTTGTGCGGAGAGCGCTGAACATGGCCGAACGCTCCCGCCCGGCGATGGCAAGCCATCGCCTGGACCTGCCGAGCCGCTGTGACATCTGCGGCAAAGCCAGATCCACCCGCACTCACCAACGCTGCAGCAAGGCCCGCCAACAGCGCAAAACAGCGGAGTGGGCAGCATTCATGGCCGAACAGGCCGCGGCCAAACAGAACAAGCCTCGGCGCTTCGCGCGCTGAACTTGAAAACGGGCGTTCAACGGGGAGCTGCAACTCCCCATCGCCCCAAAGGAGAAGCACCGTGCAAACCATCCAACCCGCGGCCACCGTGCCCCAAGCCAGCAACACAGCGCTTTACCGTGTGGAGGAAACGTTCGGGGGCAACAACGTCCTGCTCGAAGTTGACCTCAATAAGCTGACACCTGAGCGGGCTACCGAGCTCTGCAACTTCTGGAGCTGTTCAGGGGGCTACGTCGAATCCGAAGACGGGAACCCAGTCCGCGCAGCCGTGCGCCTTTTCGGCAGCTGGATCATCAGCGATATGAGCCAAGAGGGTGGAACCGACTTCAGCCCTGATTACGAGTCCCCAGATGGTGACCCGCATCCTGGCCTGATCTGGTCGGCTGATGTTCATGAGGCAGACGGCTGGGGCGGCACCGACGACAGTCCTTTTGGCTGGTGTGGCATCCGCTGCGTAGCGGCAGAAGTTGCGTCCATCAACTTCTACAGCGTCGAGTTGAAGGAGGTGCAGCATGCTTAATCGCATCTTCAAGCACTTTCACTTCTGCTGCGACCTTGGCAGCGGCGCCAAGGGTTTCAACCGGATCAGGTCCGTAGTCGGCAACATCCCCGTCTGGGTGCAGCCCGTAGCGATCGCGCTGAGCATTGCCCAGCAGGAGGCCCAATGAACGTCTTCCTATTGCTGTACCTGTGTACCAGTGCCGCCCGCACGGATTGTCAGGTGATCCCGGTTCAACGCTGGATTGGGCCTGACTCCTACCAGCAGTGCAGTACCACCTCCGTACAACTCACGGCGGACCTCACCGATAGGAACCGCAAGAGACTCTATTTCGTTTGCGATATCCAGCCAGCCGGCGACATCGATGCTGCCCAGCAGTTACAACCGCAACTGAACCATCAATCGTTTCGGATGTGATGGGGGACTCCATGAGCAACAACAAATCCTTCCCTTGGAACTTAGACCTGACCGGCATCTGCGATCAGTGCGGAAAATCCCGCGCCCACGGCAACCACCAGAAGTGCAGCAAAGCACGTCAGATCCTCAATGCACGACGACGGGCCGAGGAAGCTCGTTCCGGGGTTGCTCCCGCACCTAGAAAAAGTGCCGGCCTGTTCTGGTTACTTCGCCAACAGTGATCGGCAACACTAAACCCAGAACACAAAGGCCCGGAAACGGGCCTTTTTTCTTTCAGCATGCTGGATGTTTCAATACATCGCGTGGGGACGCATATGGCTGATGGCGTAGAGGCCCGTGGCAATTCGGTACGGGTCTATTTTCGTTTCAATGGCGAACTGTGCCGGGAGCTGGTACCCGGTGGAAACACACCGGCCAACCGGGAGCACGCAAAGCGCCTGGTCACGGTAATCGAGTACGAGATACAAGCTGGCACCTTCGATTACCGCCGGCATTTTCCCGAGTCGACCAAGCTCGCCGAGAACAGCTTCGGGCATTACCTGGACCTGTGGCTGACGATCAAGAGCAACAGCGTGGCAGCGACCTCTTTCCGTGGGTACAAAAACAAGGCTGAAGTTCACGTGCGGCCGCGTTGGGGTGAGATTCAGATCGATCAGATTGACCACCTGGACCTGCAAGAGTGGATTCAGGGACCGCTGTCGAAGCGACTGAAGAACAAGACCATCCGCGACATCATCAGCAATGTGCGCCAGGTGTTCAGGCTCTATCGCACACGGAAGAAGGTCGCGCATGACCCCACAGAGGGGCTATTCGTGCGCCTTCCCGATCCAGAAGCGCCCGACCCGTTCACCAGGGCGGAAATCAAGCAGATCCTGGAGACACCCACCAACCGCACCCAGGAACTGCTGATGGTGCAATTCATGATTTGGGCAGGCCCCCGAGTGTCAGAGACCATCGCACTGGCCTGGGAGGACGTCGATCTGAAACAGGGGACAGTGACTTTCCGTCGGTCAAAGGTGCGCGGAGCCTACCGCGTGACGAAAACCCGGCGCTCGACGCGCAAGGTGCGCTTGCTGGAGCCCGCGTGGGATGCCCTGCGCAAGCTTGACGCCATCAACCAGCTCAAAACCGTGGACACCGTCGATGTTGTGGAGCGGGACAACAAGACAATCCGAAAGCACAAACTGCACTTCGTATTCCTTAATACCAAGAGCGGCCTACCGCACGTCAGCGACTTCGTCGTGAGGGACAGGTTCTTCAAAGCTCACTTGAAAGCGGCCGGCGTTAGATATCGCGGCCCCGGCCAGTGCCGTCACACGTATGCCAGCCAGTTGTTGACTACCGGCGTGGCATCGGTCGACTGGATTGCGGAGCAGATGGGCCACACCAGCGCGAACATGATCCGACAGCACTATGGCATGTGGATCAATGAGGATGGCCCAGATGTTATAGGCCTCCTTCAAAATGCGCTCAAGATATAAGGTGTCAAAACTCCAGCCCTCTGAACTGAGATCTGGAGCTCAGGATTTCATCACATGTTTGCGCGAAGCCAGTCTTGGCAGCCTTTGTTGAAGCTTGTTGTCCAGACAGCTCCTCTAGACACCGGCGCTACCAAAAGACGGTCGTTACCGTCAATAAACTGGAGCAAGTAATCCGCGATTTGTTGAGCTGTATGATTAGTGTTAACCAACCATGTCGAATCTAAACAATGCCAGTAATTCGGAAAAGTCTTTTGAATTGCAGGAACGATTTTTGAGTAATCCTTCCCTGGTTTGATCAAATCGTAACCAATAAAAAACACAGCCAT